TGTTGCCCCAAGAGACATGGACTGTGCAGATCCTACATCATCTGAGCCACCGATACCTGCAGCTTGCTGTGTCTTTGCAGCATCGTCTAAGAACTTAGCAAATTTTCCACTAGTAAAGGTTGTCCAGCCCTTCCAGTGCTTACCTTGATTACTCTTATCGTAGGCAGCTTCAATGTTGAACTGTGCGTTCTTTAATCTAGTTCCGTCACGATATGGATCATTGTACTTTTTCCAATCGTTTAGTGATCTAATTTGAAATGCGCCGTAGCTAGGGCCCCATTTTTTAGATACTAAATGCTTATCCCCAACAGCATCAGCTCTGCCCCCAGATTCAGCTAAAGCAACCGCAAAAGCAGTTTGAAGGGATTTTCCTCTAAAGCCTTGGGCATAAAGCATCTTCATAAGTCCAGCTCGACTTCCTCCGGTCATTCCAGCGCTATCGCCTAGAACTGGATCTTCTTCAGAGTTAAAGATTGCTGACTTCTTTTTGCCTAACCCTACTTTACCGCCACCCTTATCTAGATAGCTGTTGACGTCTTCCCAACCAATAGGGCTTCCAGAACGTATCTTGCTAGATACCAAGGCCCCTAATTCAGCTGAGTTTAGGTCAGAGATACTTCCAAATTTAAAAGGAGTGCCGCTTCCAGATACGTCTGAGTAAGGCATTTCTTTATTAAATAATCTATTAACTACACGCTTACCTACGTTAATTCCGCTAGTAACCATGTTCTTAATAAATTGAAACGCCTTGCCAAAGAATGATCTAGGATCTTTTCTTCCTTGAGCTCCTACACCACCATGGTCTCTAACTTCAAAGTGAAGGTGGGGACCAGTAGATGTTCCAGCTCCTGAAGAGCCCTTAGCTCCACCAGATTTTGCAACCTCTTGTCCACCAATAACTTTGTCGCCTTTTTTAACTAGAATCTTACTAAGGTGGGCGTACATAGTTGACTTACCACCAGGGTGTTTAATAATTAAATAACGACCATACTGGCGGTGCATTCCTGTTTCAGAAACTGTTCCGTCGCCTGCAGCAGCAATAGATGTTCCTACAGCTACGCCGTAGTCAATACCTGTGTGGTTTGAACTAATGCCTGGATTTCTTGCGGCAGCGCCTGGACGTGGACCAAAGGCAGAAGTAACTCTAGTGCCTGGTGGAACTGGCATCTGTAATGTAGATCCCTTTGCGGTTTGTGTTGAGTCTCCTCCACCCATTCCGTGAGAACAGCCCATTGATCCGTGAGAACAACCTCCGTCACCACCACCAACGCCACCAGTAGCTAAATTACCTACTCCGCCTGCAGCGATGCCGGCAAAAGCTCCAGGCACACCACCAGCAGCTAATCCAGTAATTCCACCTTGACCTAAATCAAATGCAAAGTTTCCTAACCATTTTGCAAAGCCAGGTAAGTTGCTGCCCTTTTTATTTAAATATTGTTGTAGCTTTTCTAGCCCTGCGTAGGCTCCTATAGCTAATCCAGCACGGCCAAACTTGCCCGCCATAGCTCCTTTGCCTAGAACACCTTTAGCTGCAAACTTACCCTTACCGGTAAGTAAACTCATTAATCCTGCGCCAAGTCCTGCGCCTGCAGCACCTGCACCGCCTCCGCCTCCAGCTGCAGCAGCAGCCGCACCGGGCCCAATAATTCCAGCACGTTTTAATAAACTTCCAGCCAATACCATCTGACCTATGTTCATTGCGCCACCAGCTGCCATACCGCCAAGACCTGCTAGTGTGCCGCCAGTATTACCCGCCCCTGGGAAAGTTTGAAGTGCGCCTTTAAAAGTCATAAGCGCTTGAGTAACTGAAGGTAGAGTTTCAGCAAGAGAACTAAACCCATCATTTACCGCGGCGGTAGTTCTAAGACCTACGTTGTATCCGCCTACTAGACCAGCTTCTGTAGACTGTAGCTTTCTAGCTTCGCTAGTGTTGTACCTAAATTGTGATCTAATAGGACTGTCTTTGCCAACTCCCATTAAATCTAATGCTTTGTTTGAGTCGCTTAAGTCGCCCTTAACTAAGCCGCCACCCTTTGACGCACGAGCAACAATTCCAGACTGTAGTACCGCTAATAGATTAGGGTCTCCACCAGCAACTGCAGCAAGAGATTGATAACCCTTGCTATTTGGGTTGTATACCATTTGTGCTTGAGCGGCAGTTACTTTTCTACCGCCGTATAAAAATCTATAGGTCTCATTAATAATTTGGTTTACTGGTCTTTGGTTACCTTGTGCGTCACGAGTTCTTACGCCCATGCGTAGGAAGTTCATGCCATTCATACCAGCAATAGCGCCAGCTACTTGCTCGTTTGATCCTCCGCTTATTGCGCTAAGTCCACCAATTTGCCCCATAACGTTTCTGGAGCTTAAAGTGTTGGCTAGGTAACCGCCTTGATAGGCAAGAGCTGTAGCAGCCATAGTAGGGCCCATAGCGCTGGTAGCACCATTGCCTACTTGACGATTTGCAAGTCCAAGAGCTTGACGTGTAGACATTCCGCTTCGACCAGCGTATGTATCCAAAGCCATTCTTTGTGAGACAGCCGCCATAGTATTTGGGGCCATTGAGTACATCAAGCCACCAACAGCAGCTGTTCCTAAAGCAATACCACCAGCAATTTTTTCAGTGCGAGTAAAGCTTCCTAGACCTAGCTTATTTTGTCCGGTGAACTTTCCACCGGTAGCTTCAGCCATAGCCTTGGCGGCTTTTTCATAATTTTTGGCAAATTTATCGGATAGGTCAACTAGGGTCTTCATATCTTTTATGAAGCCCTTACTAGCTTTATCTATCTTACTTGTGGTGCCCGCAGCCTTTTTTTCGTCGTCAGGGGTCACCATGTTTTGACCTGCCATATTTATCTCACCGCCTTAGGTTTCATTGCAGCCTTACTTAACCAAACCATTCTCTCTCTGAAAGAAAGAGAACGTATATCAGTCAAGGTCCAGCCTGGATAATGCTGAGCTATAAGATCGTAGCTATCTACTAATACGTCGTAACTTGTCTCATTCTCGAAACAAGTCCGCTAACGTTAGCGGTAGCGGGACCTCCTGCTCGCAAGCTGAACAGAATTTCTTAACTTCACTTAGTTGTGGGCCTGGGTTGCGGTCTGTTATTGCTGAAAGTATTACTCGTCGATCTTTGATGCTTAGATCACGGATCTGCTGGACGTTCATTACTGGCATGCCATTAATAGAAGCTATGCAGCCTTTAAGCAAGATAGTGTCTAGCTCAGCTGAGTTCTTATTTGTAGCGTTTACCAGAGCCTTTTGAGTGGTTCCTGTAGGAAGGCTTAGAACTACTTTTCCAACCTTACAGTCAACTGTAAATTCTCTGTCTTCGTCCTTTAACTTCTTAATCTCAACGTCTTTTTCAAGGTCAATATCAAAAGTCTTTTCTTCTCCGCAGTTAGGACAGATTGGGCCAACTTTTACGTCTGGACCAAACGTAGCGATTCGGATAGCTAGCAAGATCATTTCTCGATCTCCTGCAAGAAGAGAATCTAGTGTGTCCTTGTCAGCCGGCTTATCGCCAACCTTTACTGTAGCTCTTTCTAGAATAGACAAGAGTCCCTTTCCAGCATCTGCGATTCTGGCAAGTTGTTCTTCGTCTGCTCCGGTCAATTCTCTAATTTCTACCGAGGTTGTTAAACCCTCAAAAGGATCTAATAGTCCACCCGGTAGTTCTACCTGAGTATCAGGAGGTGATGGGATTTCTGTTTTTGAAGCAGCTACCACCACCTCCTGCTCAGATAAAGCCTGGTTTACAAGCTTATTAGCAAGGGCTGGGTCGGATGATGCACTGATAGTTTCTGTAGACATATAGTTTTCCTATTCCTTTAATTAAGAACCAAAGGTTCCGTTTGCATTGAACTTCTTAGCTGAGCCGCCTTCGGTGTAGTTTGACCCAAAAGTAACGTCAAACCCTTCATGAACTAGAGTCATTTCTTCAACCATAAGAGTTGAAGACCCTGCATCTAGATTGCTGTATCCGAGAGAGGTAATCCATGCATTGTGTACACGGAAGCGCATAGACGCGTGTTGATCATACGCAGTCGCTGCAGCAGTTGTTGATGCTGAACCAGCAAAAGCTGCTGGGTTTGGGTGGCTCAATACTGCGATATCAATATCGCAACGGAAGTTAGCGCCAATGCCGCTTGTAGCATTTGGTGTTAGTACTGAGAACAGGCGACGCATCCACTTAGCGTGAGCATCATTTCCCAACATTACGCCCTTTGAAAGGCTGATTGGGCTGAATGAGCTTTGACCAGGAATCTGGTGCACGTTTGTGTTGTAGCCACCTTCGCGGTACGCGATTGACTCTGTTGTAACGCTTAGGCCGGAGAGTGAAACAAACCCCATTTTTCCAAATGAAGCTCCCCACTTACCGTCAGCGCTCTCTGGCAGAAACTCAACCACGAACTTAAAATTACGTACTGGATCTGTTGCCAGAGTACTTAAGGGGTTAGTGTAAGACATTTCTTTTTATCTCCTTACGCCGTAGCGTTTCCGGTTAGCTGACCAAGTTTGATGACAATAAACTCTGCAACAGATC